CCCTTAAACCAACAAAATCTCTCTGTGTATATGATATTTTTCTATCAGCCATTATATATTAATTATAACAAATTGTTTAGAACCAAATGGGTCATTATCTATTGAATATTCTATTTTTAGTTTAGCAGTATATTCTTCTGTGTTTTTTCCAGGTAATCTATAAATACCAACGTCTTTAAGTTCTTCATCTGAATTTATTGTTTCAAACTGTTGGTACAGGGTTCCTTCGGAAACATATTCTTTTGGGTTAAATATTATTTTATTTTCCGATTGTTGTTTTTCAGTTAAAAGAACGTAGGGTGTTAGTGTTATACTTATGATATTTAAATCAGGTATAAACTCGTCACATGCCTGTTGTATATCTTCTTTAATGGCATCAAAAGTTATTCCGTCAAGTGGATCAAAAATAAATTCATACAACCTAGTACCAAAATTTGGTAACATGTATCTACTACCTCTTCTTGTTAATATTAAATGTAGTAAACTTGATCTTATTTCTTGATCCTTATCTCTAGATAAAGATAGGTACTTACCAAATGAACTTTGTCTAAATGGAAAATTTATACCATAAGTTTCGTTATTAGCCATATTATATAAATATAATGTTATGGATTTTCTAATAAATAGATATAAAATAAAAAATCCCGATTTATTATCGGGATTTTTTTAAATCTTTATTACCTTTTTCGTGTCTTGGTTCATATGGACAATGTAAACATTTATTTCCACAACAACTTCCTCTACGTTTATGGTATTCTTCAGTCATTACCATCTTACCTTGGGTGTTGTAGTAAAATTCGTTTGGTTGTAGTTTGGGACCAAACTCTCTAACATATAATTGTTGTACCCAATCTTTAGACGCACCTAAGTTCATTTTAATTTATTTTTCTAAGATTATAAAACGCTAACAAAACTTGGTATGTTAGCGTTGTATTATTTCCCCATTGTACTTTCATGACTTATACAATTTCACAAGCTCCACCTGCACAAGCAGCTTCACCTCTAAGATCGGTATTATCTTGTAACTCAATAACTTTTGTAAGATCAACATCTGACAATGTTTTAACTAATCTTTCAAAGTCTTCTTTAGTACAATCTTCAAAAGGTGCTTGAGTATATGTTCCTCCGTTGTATGGTAATACAGACAATCCGTTATAGAAATCTCTATTATTCCACATCCAATCACCAACTAAATCCCATTCATCTTCTTTAATTGAAACTGTTGCCGATACGTTGTGAGTATTCTGTCCGTTTCTATGTCCAGGTTTAATCCATTCTTGAGAAACTTTCTTAACTCTTTCCAACATTTGGAATACTGATTCGTGTCTTATGATAGACCCTTCAGGTGCCTTTTGTGGGATAGTAATTACTGCAGTATCGTGAGGACGGAAAAACTCATCTTCAATCAACTCAGGGTGATTAATTGCCAAGTAAGAATAGATTGATTCATTTTTACCTACACGGATTCTTCTTAAATAGAAGTCATTATGCCAAGCGTGGATTCCTGATGATGTTCCCAATACCAATGATGAGGTACCTGATGGTTTAACAGTCGTTGTTCTTGCCGACTTATTAATCCCAATAAGTGTTGCTACTCTTTCATTTTCTTCTTTAACCGCTTTAGCTGCTTTTTTCATATCGTAACCCAAAACAACACCTGAACCAATACCTGTCATTCCAACACCAATAAGAGCGTCTTTTTCAGTTGTTCTTTTCCAAATGTCTCTTAGATAATGGAAATCTGTATATCCCGCTTGTAGTGTACCAATGAATGTTGCCGCTCTAACTCTTTTATCAAAGTCCTCTTGCGATTGAATATCAGACGCATTTACTTCACATAGGTTACAGAATTGGAATGGACGAAGTCCTATCTCACAACAAGGGTTTGTTCCCCAATCTTTATCATTTGATAGATAAATTCCTGGTTCTCCCGCTCCTGATAACTCAATACGTTTCCATAAATCCATAAAGAATTCTTTTGTGATTTTGTGACGAAGAAGTACTGCCGAGTTATTCGCTCTACCTCTTTGTGCGTTTTGTTCCCACCAACTACCTGACTTACAAGAAATCATTTCTTCATCATCAGCCGAGAATAATGAGATAAGTGCCGCTCTTCTAATACCACCTGCAAGTACAGCGTCGGCAATATGACACACGATATCGTGAGTTTCAATTGGTGTTAGTTTTTCACCGTCTTTTTTGTTATCCAACACTTTTGTTATGTGATGAATACAATCTTTTAATGGTTGAGGCCCTGGAGCCTTTCCTCCTGATGTTACAAGCATCGCACCCTTATGTCTAATATCTGAAAAATCAAATATAGGTGTTGATGATTTGTAACCTAAATATGATTCCATTAATACTTTAATGGCATCTGCCCATCCCTCAATAGAGTCACCAATAAGGTAACGTCTTGTTCTTTCAGGGTTTGGCTTTTTAATATCTGGTAATTTTTCAACGTGGTGTTTTTGAACTGAGTAACCAACTCCTGTTCCACCTAAAAGTAAAAACATTGTTTCAGAAAACGAGTCAACGTGGTCAATTGGCATATATGCACAGTTGTAAACTCTGTTTGGTGAAATCTCAATTGGTTTACCACCAAATTGTAATGATCTCATTGATGGTAATACTTTCTTGTCGTATACCATTTTATATACCTCTTCAATCTCATCTTTGATGTGAGGGTATTTACGTTGGTGCATTTCTTTGTTACGGGTTACCAACTCTTCCCAAGTCTCTCTACGGTTCTTTTCCGGTTGAAACTTTGCGTATTTCATAAAGACAGTAATGTCACTTAATATTTTTTGCGAAATATCCATTTTTAATTCAATTTTAATAATTTTATTTAAGATTCTTGTTGTTCTTTTTGTTTTTTCTTTTCTAAAAGTTCTTTGATTCGGCTACGATTTCTTTCTTCTTTTTGTTCCTCGTGTCCAAGGAATGTAACACTTTGTTCTGTGTCAATATCTAACATACCGTTATCAAATTTACAATTTTCAAAGATAACCCCATCTTTACCAATTCTTGATTTGGTAATTGCAATTGTTGCTAAATTCATCTCTTTTTGTTGTAGACTCTTAGCCACCGTAATAATTACGTGACCAACTTGTGCCTTCTTAATTGACCCACCCATTTGGTCTGTTGTTACTACCTCTGATGATATTGAGTTTCTATTCCCCTGCGTTGCTGTCCATCCTGCGATATCCAATTCGTGACACATAGCCTCAAACCCTCTCATAACTGAACCTTCACTTTTCCATTCGTCACCTAAGTTCTTGTCGGGTACAACACAATCAATATAATCTAAAATAATCATATCAATTTTTGTTCCTTCGGCAATCATTTTTCTAACTTGGTTCTTAATCTGATTCATAGTTACAGTATCTGAAGCCAACTTTTTCATAATCAACTTATTTTTTCTTGTTGACTGAATATGTTTAACTTTTTCTATAACGTCTTCTTTTCTTTCAGTTAAGTCGTCAGGATGAATTCCAGTCCAAAGTGTTATGTGTTTTCTTTGGATAATTTTGGGGTTGTCTTCAAAAAATATTTGAAGTACGTTGTAACCTAAGTTAAACGCGTGGTTTGCGATTTTGGTAGTAAATGTTGATTTACCAACTCCGGTAGGGGCTAAAATAACGCCAATTTCTCCTTTGGCTAATCCTCCTTTTAATAAATTATCTATACCGGGGACCCCAATAGGAATTGGGTGTCTGTAATCATCATTTAATACCTCATCAAGGTTAAAAAACACATCCGTAGTTCCCTTATCTACTTCACCAACTTGGAGAGCTCCCCTAACCATTTCTTCTAACTTATCGTAACTCTCAAAATCACCTTTATCAATGATTGACTGAGTTTTTACCATTACTTTTTGGAGTTCCTGTTGTTTACAGAATTTTAAGGACTTTTCTTGCACAAATACGGAACCTTCGTCAGCCACATTTTTAACCTGTTCTAATGTATCTAAAATACTCTTTTGAGCCATAGGTGAACTGATTTCTGATTTTGTTAATTGTTCAAGAGTATCAAATGTCGGAGTATGTTCATATTTTGTATAATACTCTCTAATCATTTGACAAATGATTCTAAAATATTGGTTATCAAAATAGTGGGGGTCAATAACTTCTATGATGGAATTAGCAAAATCTTTGTATGTTACTATATTGTTTAAAAGTTGTATTTGAAAAGTATTTCCTAAGTACCCGAAGTTCTTTTTGTCTGACATATTTTATAAGATTTTGTTCTGTGTTTTAATAAATACTATTATACAAATGAATAATTCGCATATTCATAAGATAAATTTTCATCTGATAAAATGTCAGTTAAATCTTTCAATACTGATTTTATGGTTGGTCGTACATCCAGCGTATATCTTACCTTTGGTGGGTACAATTTTGCATCAAACACTCTATGACAAATTGTCTCATTTCCAACCTTTAAAATAATGTTAAATGTTTCAGGTCCCTCGGTATTTGATGTGTCAAGGACTTTTGCGTCCTCTTCAATTTCAAATCTGTTTTCCAACATATAAACAACACACTTATTTCTTAACTTTGTTTGTAGTTCAGATGATAGTCCTTTAATATAATGATATAACTCAACACTATTCTTAGCGTTTCCGTTGTATCCTTTTACGTTAAAGAATCTCTGAATCACAAAATTGTTATTAAGTGTCATTAGAAATTCAACTTTCGTTATGTCGTTTTGTTCTTTCATAATTTTACTTTTTTGTTTTAAATTTTGTTTTTTCTTTTCTTGTTAGTTTTAAAAATGGTTTTAAAAAATAAACCCAAGCTTCATCGTTTTTTGGAAGGTATTTAAAGATGCCGTCCTCCATCATCATTCTAATTAGATTCTTATATCCTCTTCCGTCAGGATCCAATGACTCAGAGTAATACGACTCAACTAATTCTTTTCCTTCGTCAGATATTAATGGTTCAGATAAATCAACAATTTTTTTATTGATTTCAAAAAACTCATCCCCAAAAATACCCTCCTTGGTTTTCCCCGTTAAAAGATTCTTTAAAACAGTATTGTCTTTTTGTTCTTTTAGTAGTTCTTCACCTCTTGTTAAAATATCGGTAAAAGAAACTTCTTTTTCAAGTAGCTCAGGAAATAATTTAACGAAAGTTTTCTCACCCAAATAATAGATACCATCAATGTTATCTGATTTATCGCCAGATAATATTTTAAATGTTTTTACATTATAGTGAGGAATCTCAATATCGTGTAATTTAATATTATCTCCCTTCTTATGATACTTCTTTGTGTTGGGTGAATAGATAGTCACATCATCAGAAATAAGTTGTGTAAGGTCCCTATCTCCACTAAAAATAGTTTTATCTTCTCCTTTAGAGATTTGACAATAATATGCAATTAAATCATCAGCTTCTGAGTTTGGGAACTCAACTTGTCTAACAAACATTTCTTCAAGGTATTCCTTAACTCTATGTTTTTGTTTGTTAAATGATTCTTCTTTTAACTCGTTTTCGGGAGCCTTTCGGTTAAGTTTGTATTTTGGGTAGATTAACCTTCTTTGTGAAGTACTTGTTTCACCATCCCAAAATACAACAACCTTGTTGAAGTTTTCTTCGTCTATAAACCTTCGTAATGTGTTTAGGAAGTGCCAAAGACCTCCAATGTGTTCACCTTTGTTAAAGTAATCTTTAACACCGTGAAATCCAATTTTTAATAGGTTGTTTCCGTCAACCAATAACGTCTTTGTCATTTCTGTATTATTACAGGGTTCTTACTCAACTTCTTCTTTTTCTGCTTTCAAATCAAAGTCACCATCAACTCCGATTATTTCTTTCCAATACTCAGCATATTCTTTTTTGTATTGTTCAATTGAAGCTTTCTCTTCTGATGATTCTTTTCCTGGTAAAAATCCGTGTGGTGTTACAATGATTTTACCATCTTCAAATCCAAGTCCATTGATGTGGTTTTTCATAACCGATACCTTTGTTCTTGATGCAAACTTAACTGTTCGTTTGTCTTTTGTTGCTGTGATTTTAGTTGTTCCTGCACCTTTTTGGTTTCCAAATAAGAATACCAACGACGAGTTCAACCAAATTGCTTCACCACCTTTTGCTTTAATTTTTGGTTGCCCAAAAGGATTGTCAGGTAATTCTACCCAAGGTTGGTTAACGATGATTAGTGTGTTCTCATATTTAGAATCGGATTTACGTGAACCTGAAATACGTTGATTGATTCCCATACCAATTTTGTCGGCCAAAACACTTGCGTTGTGTTGTTTACCCCCTTTACCTTCATATGTCATTTTACAAGGAACGGAACCTACAGAATCCCACATGATACATAGTGAATAATCTAAATCACCCTTTTCTTGAGCATCTAACAATTCGTTAATGTAATCTGTGATTTGTTCAATGTAGTCAAAGTTATTATTAAAGATGTAAAAACCATCCCACTCTAACTCTCCCGTTTCCGTGTCAACGACTTCATTACATTCAAACCCCATTAGTTTAGCATGATCAAAACTCCATTTTTGTTCTGTAATAATGAACACAGGAAGTATTCCTTTCTTTTGCGCATCTACCGCAGTTTTAACTAAGGCAGTTGTCTTACCAGTATCAGAATGTCCCAAGAACATATTAATATGTCCCATCGCCGGACCTGGTAATCCAACTGCGTCTAAAAATGGTGCACCAAGATCAAAAAATCTTTGTGGTTTATATTTTGCTGACGTAGAAAATTTCTTTTTTAATGACCCAAAGTCATTCTTTTTAATTGCCATATATTTGTTTGTTTTTTAAAAATTAAAAAAAGGTAGTGACTTTGTCAATCACTACCTATCTTTTATAGGATTTTATTAGAATGGTAAATCCTCGTCAGCTTCAGCGTTTGCCTGCGGATCAACAATTGTAGTTTCTACTTTTGTTTCGGTTCCACCACCAAGAGAAATCTCAGCCTCTTCACCATAAACAAATTTTTTAAGTTCAGAACTCCACATTGGTGTTTCTCCTACCGCTACTGCTTCCAAATATTCTACAGGTTTTTTAGCGTAAACATCATTCCAAGTAAGTTCGTCTTCCAACCAACCTTCCATAATTCCTTTGTCTTCATGTAATGGTGCTGGGTCATCATACATAATAGTTTGAACTACTGTGTATTCTTTTCCTTGTGGTGTTTTTGCTTTGATTAGTTCAATAATTAAATCACGTCCTTTTTCAGAATCTGTAAGGTCACCCTTTGCCTTCCAAATAGGTAGGATTTTATCCAATACACCTTCTTGTTTGTAGTTATGTTTGAATCTCCAAAACTTAACTCCGTCTTGTTCATTATCGCGGTCAACCACTTTTACGATGTAGAATAAACGTGAACGGTATTGAGAAGCCAAATCTTTATCTTCTTTTTTCCCTGTAGACATAAGTTCATTATAAACTTCTGTAAGTGGGGAACGCTCGTTGTCATTTTTTTCAGGGTCATACAACTTAACCCAGTCTCCATTAATTTGCATTTCATGGTACCAAACTTCTACAAATGGTGATGAACCGTCTTTTGTTGGTAGGATACGAACTCTACGTTGTCCCGATTTTTCATTCTTTTGAAGAATTGCTGAAAAGTATCTTTTCAATCTGTCTTCTTGTGAAATTTTTTGTTTTTGTGAACTCGGTGCCGAGTTTTTTTCGTACTGTGCAAGTACTGCGTCAATTGAATTTGTCATAGATTTTGTTTTTAATTTATACTCTTTTATCTATAACAATTATAAGTGATTTTTGTAAAATGTCAAATATTAGGAAACAAAAAAGGGAAGTGTTAACCTCCCTCATTTGTTTTAGTATCTCATCCCTTCTTCATTTTCAATCCCGTAAGTATTGAATGTTTTTTTAACTTCGTTTGGTGAGAAATTCTCAACCTCATCAGATGTTAAAACGTATTCATTTTTGCCCGTTTCTTCCATTTCTCCTTTTTTGTCATCAAAAAAATCTGTTAATTTTTGATTATAGGGGTAGGAGTCTAAAGACCTTAACATTAATTTTTCTTCAGGTGTTTTTTCTCTATATTTGTCAAATTTATTTTCTAATGAATTAATCTTATTCATTATGTTATCCATTTGTTGTAATTTACCCTCCAATTCATCTAATTTAGAAAATATTCCATCCATAAATTCGTCTTGTTTTGTTTGGATTTCTTTTTGTGTGGTAACTAAATCTGTGATATCAATTTCTTCAGTGTCCTCACCTCCCATTTCACCTTCTTCTTCTCCACCGACTTCTTCAACGTCGGGGTCATTTTGTACATCAACAGGTGTTGGTTCAGCAATTTCTTCGGGAGCCCCTCCGGCAGCATCGGCAGGTGGTGCCATTTCCCCTCCAGCAGCATCGGCAGGTGGTGGAGGTGGTGTGCCCAATCCGGCCTCGTCTCCAGTAGGTGGTGGAGGTGGTACATCCCCCCCTAATTCTTGTTCCTTTATAATATATCTATTGATTTCATTAAACCTTCTTAATTCTTCAAGTATTTTTTTTTCCACGTTCATTTTTAAAATATATTTTTACCCGTTAAGTAGTGTTTTAACACCTGTAGGTGTTTCAACTTTTAATGTTCTGTTTGTTTTAACAGTATTATCATATCTTTCAATAAGACCATCTTTCATTCTTATAGTATAACAATCTCCCGTATCTAAATCACAAACTTCTTTATAACCGTTGTCAACTTGTTTTTCTGTGATTCTTGTATCTTTTTTCAAGTAATCATCTAATAGTTTTTTAGTACTCATAACTTTTTTATTTATATATAAATATATCGTTATTCAATAAAATTATTGAAAATATGTAAATGCTATTTTACATGCGTTTAT